ATTTTTAAGTTTATTTTACGCCACCTTCCTACCTACATTATACTACGAGTTACAAATATTTTTTATTCTTCTTCTTTCTAGACGGATTAAACCACACGCCGCCATATCCTCCTGCATTCTCTCCTGTCAACGGGTTTCTTGTGCCAGTCGATTTCTCGAAAGGCATGTACACCTGCGTTCTCACAGGAGCCGCATCAGGTTCATATACAACGTTGTTAGTTCCGTCATTAATAATACTAGGAAAAGTATGATTAGTAAAGGGACCCATAATTGTCTTACCAGAGTTACCTGCCTCATTAGCAACGATTCCTCCGATTCCTGCAATCGTGGCTCCACTCGTAATTTTACCTTCCACACTGTTAGCGACATCGATAAAAGCCTCAGTCGCCGTCTCGTCAACAGCACGAACTGCCGAACCTGAGATGATATCTTGGCTAATAAAGTCAACCACATACAGAATAGCATCAATGATCAAAGAAGCCATTATTTTATTTTACAACCAACCGACTTACCACATATAATGCACATTTCCAGTTTAACGACATGGAAAGGTCGTGTGTAAACTCTAGTTCTGATTACAGCAACCGCACGACAAATTCAACTCAACGTTTTCCTTCCCTTTCACGTTTTTGGGTTTCTTCAGTTTCGAGAAACTACTCTCGACACCGAGTACTTTGTACTGGAGCATCCTTTGTGGTACGAGTTGACCGTAGTCGAACAAGTCCGGGTGTGTATTCGTGAACTCAACAAACATACGCTCGAAGAATCGGAATTTCTCATCTACCCAGCAGTAATTCTGCATGTGCGAAATAAGCGCGCCGGAGAGATTCTCGACGGAAGTGGCGCTCAAATGCTTGACACACTTACTAAACCGCTGTGGTACAAATGTTAATACTCCGTTTTCTTCAAAGAACTGACTGCTGAAGAATTCACTCCCTTCAAAAGAATCAATTTCTTTCACTGTCGTCTCAAAGCCTAACTCGCGTGCTAATTCATTATAACGCGCAATTGTCAGATTTTTCGGTGCGCTTCGAAGGACATCGTCTCCTCCCGCTACCATAGGCAAATTGATTATCTCATCATCTGTCATGCCAGCGCGGATGAAGATTAAAACATCCAAAAGATCCTGCGCAACCGAGTTGCAAAAAATGGTCAAAAACCAACCAGATTTCATGATACCATCTCGCTTAGTCGCGTAAACCTTACCATTCGAACACCGGAAAGCCTTCGCCTTCTTCACACTCTGAAATTCTTTTTCGACTTCGAGCGAATACTCAATCATTTCTTCGGGTGTCACGTCGACTCCGGCAACCGCTAATTCCTTAACGATTTCCTGAATTGCGTCGTAAAACCACGCGTAGAAGCTGTAATCCCAGGTGGGCTTGTCACTTTCCCATTTCTTCCCAGGCCCTAGAGTTTTTCTCAAATGCTCTATATGGCCCGCTTGCAACGGGTTGAATGCATACTTTACTGGTGACTTACGCCATTGGGTAAGTGTTCGCTCTGCTAACGCTCCGAAAAGAGCATGATTCTTTACGAGTTTGTGTAGAGGATGACTGGAAACGACTCGTTGCATTCCCTTATCTATCTTACTAGCCTTTTCGGCCCCTGCTTTCGCAAATTGGGCGTACTCATAATCGTCATCCCATTGCTGGAGGACGAGGTGGCAAAACCTTCAACTCCGTAACGCTTAATTACTTGCTCATTTGTCGCTAATCCCATTTCCTTGTAAGGGTAACCTGGGCTCTTCTTGTCCTTCACTCGATTTGAGTCGATAATGGAGGCAATATTAGCCTTCGATTTGTAACCTTTCTTAACAGGAAAACGAAGATGCTGCAACCGAACCATCATGATCTTGTGCGCTCGCTTCAACTCTTCTGCTGTAGGAGGTCGAGTGACTGTGTTACAGTTTAGCTCGTACAGCTCCAAGTGCTTGCGTACAGAAGTCTCTTCTGTTTCGTATGTGCTTTCAGGCATCACGTATTTGTGAGGTTCATAGCCAATTTTTTCTAACTCCTCTGCCTTGGATTCCAAATATGCTACCACTTCTGGTACCATAGCCATAGGTGACTGTACATGGACTGATTTTTTCTGCTCCGCCACATAGACACCAGAGTCCGGAACCTTTTCAGGTACTACCGCTACTTCGTTCTGTTGGGTCGGTGCTGATTCATCAGCCCATGAGGCATTCACTGGGAGTGGTTCAAGCCAGCTTCCTGGACGCATCTTGCCAGCCTGGATTTTAGCCTCAATCACTTTTTCAAGTTCTTGACGGTCTTTCATCTCAGCCTGTAACATTTCATCTCGTCTCTCAAGCTTGGTTCGATACTCCTCTGCGTCATCATCGTCAAAGAAACGCACTGCTCCATTCCGAAACTCCGCAACAAGAGCGCCGTCATCAAGTTCACGGACCGTCGCACGACGACCGCCGATCTTGATTTCTCGAGCGTCTTCCTCCTCGATTTCGAAACTTTCAGAAGCCTCTTCGCCAGTTTTGACTAGGCGCAGGACTGCTTCAACACGAACTGCCCGATTATGACCGTCCGCGTGTCCTGTGTGGATTCCAACCACATGTTTGCCGCAATAAAGCGGCGCCCCGGAAAAACCAGGGTGTGTCGTTGCCGTATGCCACAACTCACTAACTCCTGAGCCAGCAAGGGTCTTGCCTGGACTTGTCATCAAAAGGCCATCGGAATTGAATCCAACAGCGCTGACAACTTGTCCATAACAACTTTCCTTCGCAGTACTACTCGCGCCTACCGCTAAAAAACTCCAGTGCTTTGGGTTCATCTTAATAATGAACACATCAATGCTATCATCGGGATTTAGGTTTGCGTCTAAGTCAAATAAGTCTGTGTCAACAGCTAACGGGTTTTTGTAACGCAAGCGACATTTATCTCGCTTGTATTCCTCAACCCCTACGAGAAAAACTTTGGAAGTTCCATTAGCCACAACGTTCGCCACATGAGCAGCAGTAACGAGGTAGTCATCTGAGCGCCAGAAGAGACCAATAACTCTGAGCCCAATTGGGCCTTCTGTCTCGGATTCCTCAACGCAGATCGCTCCTACGTTTCTTTTACTACTTGGGTATAATGTGGACCCTGGTAATGCCATCTCGTCAGCTATCGCTTGATTCGTCATATCACGATGATCATCTACATCTACTGCATTGTGGATAATAGTATGTGTCTCGCCATTGATGATAAAGTCGGTAACCCAACGTTCTTTCTTCTCATCGTACCGCTTGCCAATGTACTCCGGCTTCTTATCTGTCATCTTTTTGATGAGTTGGTAGGGTCTGAAGATTTTTCCAATTGAGCGGCACATATGTGCCAAGATCCGATAAAAGAACCATAAACAAAGCGACATCATAATCAAGTCGAGAAAAGCCTGAGCTTCTAACGACAACACTCGATGTCTTGCGAATGCAAGTTGGTACACTTCAAAGACTAAGTACTCGGCAAAAGTGTAAACAAGCGAAATTAATTCCTTGAACACCTGCAAAGCCACATAAGCCTTAAGCCACACCAACTTCAACAA